GCTATCAAGAGAAACAGGTATGTCTAAAGAAAAGGCTAAAGATTTATTATGTGCTTACTGGGATCGTAATTGGTCAGTAAAAAGTTTTGTTGATGCACAAAATATAAGAACTATTGGTAATGATATGTGGGTACAGAATCCAGTAAGTAAGTTTTGGCATAGTCTTAGGTTTAAGAAGGATGCCTTCTCTACAATTAATCAAAGCACTGGTGCGTACTGCTTTGATAAGTGGGTTGCATATTATCGTGTTTCTAGACCAAACATTGTAGGTCAGTTTCATGATGAATCTATTAATGTAGTCAAGAAAGGGGAAGAAGAATTGCACACAAATTATCTTCAGTCAGCTATTGAAATGTTGAATGAAGATCTTAAGTTAAATGTTAAATTAGGTATTGATATTCAATACGGTAACAACTACAGTCAGATACATTAGAAAGGAAATAAAATGGCAGCAAGATTAGTAACATTAAAAGGTGTAGCAGAGTGGGCTAAAGTATTCCCTGAGAACCGTGACCATGATGGTTACGAGGGAGCATTTAGGGAGCATGATGGTGCCTGTACTATTGATCTTATTATGGATGATGATAATTTAAACCGTGTTCTATCTGCAGGATGTGCTAGAAAACCTAAGCCTGACCCTATGGGACGAGGAAATAAGATTCGATTTGAACGTAAGTTTAATACTGGACAGGACTGGAATAGTGGACCACCTGTTGTGGTTAAAGATGATGGCACTCCATGGAGCCTACAAGAGGATGGTCTTATAGGTAATGGATCTACTGTACAAGTAAGTGTAACAGTCTTTGATACACAACGTAAGATTTGTGGTACACGTTTGGATAAAGTTGTGGTATTAGATCACGTTCAATACAACCAGCCAGAGGCCATTGGGGAAACTCCTCTCCCCGTTCAGAAGCCTGTGGCAGCACCCGTGAAAGAAGACGCAATACTCTTTTAGTTGGTGCAACTAGGGGGTGAGATTTTTCTGGTCGTTTTGTTCTCACCCCCATTTTTTTAGGATACAGCATGAAAAATAAATACACAAAAGAAATGTCTAATAAGGATTATCATTTAGCCAAGGGCATATCATCCAGTGCAGTAAAATCAGTCTATAAGAAATCAGTTGCTCACTGGAAGGGGGAGAAACGTAATCCAGACAATCCAGCATTTGCATTAGGTAACGCAGTACATGCTAATCTGTTAGAGAAGGATCGTAACCTGGTGGTTAAGGGTCCAAAGACTAAGAACAGTATAGCTTTTAAAGACATGAAAGAAAAAATAACTGATGATCAAGTATTACTTACTGAGGTTGAATTTAATGTAGCTAATTGTATAACAAAGGGTGTGTTAAGTAATCCTATTTGTGCTGAAATATTAAGTGACCCAGAGGGACTAAATGAGGTTAGTATATTTGTAGAAGATCCTATCTCAAAACTACTGCTTAAAACAAGACCAGACCGTTTACTGAGAGACACTGTATTTGATGTAAAGACTACTCAAGATGCAAGTCCGTCTGGTTTTTTAAAAGAGTGTGTGAAGTACGGATATTTTTTGCAGGGTGCTCACTATTTGTATACTTGTCAGTTGGCTGGGTATGATGTGTCTGAGTTTAGTTTTATAGCTTGTGAAAAGTCAGCCCCCTACATATCACATCTACATGTTATGGGACCAGAAATAATGGAGTGGGCTACATCTAAATTACATGAGACATTAGCTATCATTGCACAAGCAGAAGAGGCAGTAGATTATAGCACAGGCTGGGGTGATTACACCATCATTGATAAACCTAAGTGGTTATGACTAGGGTAGCTAAACAAAAAGGTAGGCTTGGACAGAATGAGATTAGGGATAAATTACTGGAGACTTTCCCTGAGTTAGAGCCAGATGATATTAAAGGTTGTGTTATGGGGGATAATGGTGAAGATATACAATTCTCACCTGCTGCAAGAAAGAAGTTACCCTTATCAATAGAAGTTAAGAGAAGAAAGACAGGACTACAAACAGCATACAACTACTTAGAACAAGCCTCTTCTCACAATAAAGGAGAACCAGTTGTTTGTTACAGATCAGATCGTAAACCTTGGATAGTGATGATAGGCTTGGACCACTATGCACAACTGTTGAGGAGTTGGAATGACAATAAAAGTGTGGGGAATAATAGAGGGTCCAATAGATCTAGATGAAGTAGACTACGAGGATGACGAAGATGAGTATGAATTACCAAATGATGCAGGGTGGTTTATGGTCTGTAAGACAGAAATAGATGGTAAGATAGAGCCTTGTAATTTTTATTTTAGAAGTATGGATGATGCATATGCTTTTCAAAAACACTTCTCTACATCAATAGAACCACTCATCGTAGATGATTTTTATAAGGAAAAAATGATGTAAACTTTTAATGTTTATATTGTTTAAGAAAGGAGGAAACACTTGACTAATGAACAAAAAACAGTATAACTTGGGGTTTACTTATGAAGTAAGTCTTACTATATTAGTAGATGAAAGTGCTAACTTCTTAGAGATAACAGATAATAATTGTCATGTTATAAAGGACTTGATTAGGTCAGCCCTTTATGATATAGATGATATTGAAATAACAAAGTGTGAGGTAATACAACATGACTAAATTAACATTAGACGAAAAAGAATACGACATTGAGTCAATGACTGATGAGCAAAAAGAGATGTTGAATGTTTTAAACTTAGGACAAAACTCTATCAGCTTATTGAATCACATGATGCGTTGTGTACAGTCAGTACAACAAGCAACAACAGCTCAAATGAAAAACTCATTAGAAGAAACAACAGATGAATAATTATTTACCTACAGAGTATCAAGCCTTCATACATAAATCTAGGTATGCACGTTGGCTTGATAAAGAGGGTCGAAGAGAAGAATGGTCTGAGACTGTTGAGAGGTATATGGATAATGTCATCAGACCAGTAATGGGTGATGATAGCTATATCAATAAAATACGGGATGCTATTCTTGGGTTAGATGTAATGCCTTCCATGAGGGCCATGATGACTGCTGGCCCAGCATTAAATAGAGATAACACTGCAGGGTATAACTGTAGTTACTTACCCGTAGATGATCCTAAGTCCTTTGACGAGGCTATGTTCATCCTCTTGTGTGGTACTGGTGTTGGGTTCTCTGTTGAAAGTCAGTTCATCAGTAAACTCCCTGAAGTACCAGACCTCTTCGATAGTGAAACTACCATTGTCGTTAAGGATAGTAAAGAAGGTTGGGCAAAAGCATTCAGACAATTAATAGCACTCCTCTATAGTGGAGAGATACCTAAGTGGGACATCTCTCGTGTACGTCCTGCAGGAGCAAGGTTAAAGACTTTTGGTGGTAGAGCCTCTGGTCCTGGCCCCTTGATGGATCTTTTTAACTTTACCATACACACTTTTAAAGAGGCACAAGGTTACAAACTATCAAGTATACAGTGTCACGACATTATGTGTAAGATTGGTGAAGTAATTGTTATGGGTGGTGTTCGTAGGTCAGCAATGATTAGTTTGTCTAATCTTTCTGATGATCGTATGCGTCATGCTAAGTCTGGTGCTTGGTGGGAGAATGATCCACACAGAGCATTAGCTAATAACTCTGTAGCCTATACAGAAAAGCCAGATGCTGTTTCATTTATGCGTGAGTGGACTGCTCTGGTAGAATCAGGGAGTGGAGAACGTGGTATATTCAACCGTGAAGCAGCTAAGAAACAATCTGGTAAGTACAATAGGCGTGATACTGATTGGGACTTTGGAACTAATCCGTGTTCTGAGATCATACTTAGGCCATATCAGTTCTGTAATCTTACGGAAGTTGTTGTACGTGCTACAGACACTGTGGAAGATCTTGAACGAAAAGTCCGTCTGGCAACAATTCTGGGAACAGTACAATCCACCTACACCAAGTTCCCATACCTGCGAAAAGTGTGGAATCGTAATACAGAAGAAGAACGATTGTTGGGTGTGTCACTCACAGGGATAATGGACAACAGATTACTAACATCTAATAATAAAGGATTGGAGAAAACTCTTGAACATTTACGTGAGATTGCTGTTAATGCTAATGCTATGTGGGCTGATCGCTTGGGTATCCCCCAGTCAACAGCTATTACCTGTGTCAAACCAAGTGGAACTGTCTCTCAATTAGTTGATAGTGCCTCTGGTATACACCCACGTTATGCACGATATTACATTAGAACCGTTAGGGGTGACAACAAAGATCCACTTACTACCTTCATGAAAGATCAAGGTATACCAAATGAGCCTGATGTGACGAAACCTGACTCAACAACAGTATTTAGTTTTCCTGTTAAGGCTCCCAATCATGCAGTAGTTACTTCTGATTTGTCAGCCATTGAACAATTAGAAACCTGGCTTACATACCAAAGACATTGGTGTGAGCATAAACCAAGTATTACTGTTAATGTAAAACCTGATGAATGGTTTGAGGTAGGTGCATTTGTACACAAACATTTTGATGAAATGTCTGGTGTATCTTTCTTACCTTACCATGAGCATACTTATCAGCAAGCACCATACCAAGAGATTGACAAGGACAATTATACAACATTATTTAATTCTATGCCAAAGACTATTGACTGGAGTAAACTCTCAAGTTATGAGGAGGAAGATACAACTAAGTCTAGCCAGACGTTGGCATGTACTGGTGATATTTGTGAAGTAGTGGACATAGGAGCCTAGTAAATGAAACCTTACGTTAGACCGTTTCAAAAGAATGTGTATGATGAAGTTGATGCACCGTCAAAGAAAGCCTTAATAAAGATACTTAAATCAAAGGGACATGAGATTGTTTCATCACACGAAAACTATTATGCTGATATTGTATCTCAAAAAGGTGGGGTTACATACTATCATGAAGTAGAACGTAAAGCACAGTGGGGGAAGGACTACCTAAAGAAAAAGAAATACAAAGTTACTCCTGAAAGTGGTTGGCCTTTCTCTTGGAAAGAGCTTAGGATACCAGGTAGAAAGAAAAGACTTATAGAAAAATATAAAGACGAGATAGAAAATCTTTTCTTTTATGTTTTTAACTTTGAGTATGACAAGGCATGGAAGGTTAAAGCTACACAGATGACAGATAACACTATGCGTAAACCAGACTTTGCTAGGGTACATGAGTCTGAGACTTTCTATCACATACCCTACACTGAAGCAGAATTATTAGAATTATCATGACAGATAAACATGATCCAGTAAACAATCCAGTGCATTACAATCATGCTGGTATTGAATGCATTGATGCTATAGAAGCCATGACAGAAAAAATGTCGGGTAGTATAGCCCCTCATGCAGCTAACGTGTTAAAATATCTTTGGAGATGTGAGTATAAAAATGGCTTGGAAGACATAGACAAAGCAGCATGGTACTTACAGAGACTGAGGAAGAGATGGACGGAGGTGCACAAATGAAGACCACTGAGAGAGGTAAGGCAGACTTTAAAAGGGGAAGTATTAATAACCCCTACCACTACTACCATAAGTTCAAACAACACAGAGACTGGCAGCTTGGATTCAATCAGGCTTACTTTGAGAATTTAGAGAGAGTAAAGAAGGATGAAGAAAGAAACAAAATTAGAGATGGAGGCTAAAGCATTTCAAGAACTAACGAAACCAAAACCAGCAAGGCAAGTTAATAATCTTAATGTTCGTAGATACTTTGCAGGACAGGCCATGGCTGCACTAATTATTAAGTCTCATGGGGGTGTACGTAAGGCTGACATAAAGAGGGAAGCATACGAGTGGGCTGACTACATGTTAGAGGATTAGTCGAACCCTCTAGACTTCTCAAATAACTTATCTCTAAATGGTTTATCTTTAATAAAAGATAATATTAATTCTAACTGTGGAGTATCTAGTTCCCATAGATCACCCTCTGATGTACCAAAGGCTTCATAGTATTCTCGTAATTTTTCTTTTCCTACGTTACTGTTTGTTATATCAAAGATAACTCCTGCTTTTCTAGGTTCGTCTTTATCACTGTATTTTAATATTTCTTTTACATCTTTTTTAGCTTCTCTAAGTATTATGTTTATATTTCTTTCTTTATCTTCTAAAGATAATTCATCCCATTTGTTAGCAACAGCAGCATCTGCATAAATTTCTAAGTATGGAAAGATATAATCGTTAATTATATTAACAGCTTCAGGCTCTGAATATATACCAGTTTTCCAATTTGATTTTCCAATATCATTAAATAATTTTTCTATCGTAGATGGTGCTTCAACTGCTCTAAATCCCACAACCCTACCTATCGGAGCAGATGGAGAATCTTCTTGCGTAGCAAACTTTTTTTCTTCTTGAGAAACCCCTGCAAGTTTTCCAAAGATTTGATCTACATATCTTAATGAATCGTTCCAAGCCTTACTGCCTTGTTTTTTATCTGCATAAACATAATCTTCACCTTTGTAAACACCAACGGCTTGATTAACAGGGTCAGCAAACCTAGTAAAACCAGAGCCATACATTGAAAAAGCACTACCCAACAGTTCACCAAAACCTTTTACTGCTTCAGTTCCATCAAGTTCTACCATGTTACCCACTAAATCACTAAGTATACGTCCTTGATCTCCAAGATTACGAATGAAACCTTCAATACCAACCTGCTGCCCAAATACAGCCTTTAAATCATTAGGTATCTCACCATCTCTAATCATATGAGCACCTATTCTAGCAGCTATTTTAAAATGACTATACGGGAAGTCATATTGTCTACTGACTATCTGTCCGTCAGATTGTCTTTCTTCATGCCAAGCAAGATTTTTTTCTAGGTTGTCCATCTCTCTGTAGGTTATTGCCCCTAGTGCCATATACCCTGCTGCTGCTCTTGATATCCCTTCAAATACATCCTGTTCTTTACTTATAGCTGCTCTGTACAACATGGTTACTCCAGTGTGTCTAGCAGTAAATGCAAGAGTATTATTAAAAAATTGTCCAAATGGAGCAACTGCACCTACAATAGGTATTAATCGCATAGATTCTACTGCACCCGCAAAGATTGCTACTGGATTTCCTTTCTTAGCTCTTTCAGGATCAGCATCTC